ATTACAAAGGAGATCAGCCGATTTTATACCGATTAAAGGTACAAAATGCTGATATTACAAACAAAATAGTAGAAAATCATGCGTATGAGATTGTTCAGTTCAAAGTAGGACAGACATATGGCGAGCCAATACAGTTTATCAGTCGAAAAGATGATGATGAAATTAATCGGGCAGTGGATGCGCTGAATGACTATCTTGTGGATGCGAATAAACAGGAAAAAGACATTAAAGCAGGAGAGTGGCAGTCAGCAACCGGAACATCTTTTAAGGCGGTAAGATTTGCAAATGGAGAAATACCATTTCAAATTGTTGCGCCTACTCCAATGAATACGTGTGTTATTTATAATCGGAGCACGGAAGAACCGGTGGTTGCGGTGCAGGAGCTTAAAGACGAAGATGGAAGATGGTACAAACTGTGCTATACGGACAACTATTCATGTAAACTTCAAAACGGAGTAGTTTCTGAATGGAAATTGCATGCATTTGGAAGTATACCTATTGTTGAGTTTCCAAATAATCATGAGAGAATTTCTGATATTGAGCTTGTCATAGGTATTTTGGATGCCATAAACAATATGCAGTCAAACAGAATGGATGGAATTGAGCAGTTTGTTCAGTACTGGGTTAAGTTTGTGAACTGTGAAATCGACAAAAAAACGTTTGAAGAGATGAAAATGAGCCATGCTTTGACGGTAAAGTCCAATAACAAGGATAACAAAGCCGATGTTGAGATTATGACGCAGGAACTAAATCAGAGCCAGTGTCAGGTGGCAAAAGATGATTTGTGGGACAATGCCTTGGCAATATTAGCAATACCAAACAGAGAGTCCCAAAACTCTGGAGGAGATACACAAGGAGCAGTATCATTAAGGGCTGGATGGGATTTTTCAAAGACAAGAGCAAAATTAAAAGACCCAATTGTGAAATCGGCAGAGAAGAGACTTGCAAAAGTTGTCTTAAATGTAATACGCGTTAAGGACAATGATTTGAAATTGTCAATGAGGGATTTTGATGTGCAAATCAATCATAGCCCGCAAGACAATATGTATACAAAGTCGCAAACACTATATCAGCTTTTAGAGTGCGGCATACATCCTCTTATTGCCATTAAAACGGTGGGGCTTTGGGGAGATGCTGAAAAGACATTCCTCTTGTCTAAGCCATATATAGATGCGTTGTGGAAAACAATTGATAATGCAGAAGAGCAGGAACAAAAAGCACAGGAAATTGTAAACCAATTAAATAAACAGCAAAATAAGACAGCTACCGAGTAATCGGTGGCTGTTTTTATTTTATAAAAATTCGCAAAGTTGTGAGCGTAAAAATCAACAGTGTCATTCGGTGTCGTTGCACCGCAAAAATTCGTAAAGACATATCGGAGGTAATCAATGAAAAGAGAAGAGTTAATTGCAATGGGTATCAGTGAGGAAAATGTTGAAAAAATCATTGCTGATTACGGCAGTGCCGTACAGAGAGAACAGGCAAAAGCAGCAGAGCTTAAGGCAAAGGCAGACAGCGCAGATGAGTTGCAGAAAAAGCTGGATGAAATGGAAGCAGGAAACCTCACGGAACTTGAAAAAGCAAACAAGGCGTTAGAGACAGCAAATCAGCAGATCGCAGATATGCAGAAAAAAAACGCCATCAGAGATCAGCGCGAAGCATTGATGGAAAAGTTAAAAATCAATGCAGAGCAGGCAAAATCCGTTGTCAAGGATAATGGAAGCCTTGATTATGACGCTCTTGGAAAGATTACAGCCGAAAAGGAAACCGCGGCAGCGCAGGCAAAGGAACAGGAGATTGCAAATAATTCTGAAAATCCGGGCGGCGGTACTGCAGGTGGAGAAAATAAAAAAACTGCGGACGTAGAGAACGCAGAAAAAATCAGTTTTGGCAAACCTGCAGAAAGTGCAGAAGCCAAAGACCATTATGTTTTATAGGAGGTAAATTATGGGAAAACCGATTGAAAGAGACTTTACACAGAGTAAAGGAATTTTCCTTATGAGGGTGCGGCGTGTATCGTTCCGCAGACAATGGTGTCAAGTGCCGATGCAAACGGAAAGAAGATTGCAAAGGCAGGGACACCGTTCCCAAGCAATGACGAATCTTGCAAAGGGTATCTTCTGGAAGATGTTGACGTAACAATGGGAGATGCGCCTGGAACTTATGTATATCAGGGTTCTATTGACAGCGCAAAGGTAACAGCGAACGGAGTGACCGTGGAAGCAACTGCAAAAGCAGCAACACCGCGTGTTACTTTTTTTGATTAAAAAATGGAGGTATTAGAGAATGGCATTACCATTAGCAGAAGCATTTACCGCAAGAAGTCTTGTGGTTATGTGGAATAATTATGAAAAAACGCTTGGTTCTGCACCTTACTTAGGTAGACAGAAATTTGGAACCAGAAAACAGGACAGCCTTGAACTTAGATTTATCAAAGGGAAAAACGGTCTTCCGGTATCCTTAAAGGCATCCAATTTTGATGCGCAGGCAGAGTTAAGAGATGTCGGTGGATTTTCGGATATTCAGAACGAGATGCCTTTCTACCGTGAATCTTACATGGTAACAGAGCGTGAAGAGCAGGAGTATGCAAATTACCAGTCGGCAGAAAATTCCAACATGGCAAACCAGGTGCTTAGAGAAATCAGCAAAAAACCGATGATGCTGATTGAGGGCGCAAGAGTAGTGCCGGAACGCCAGATTTGGCAGTTATTAGCACCATCTGATGGTATTCCAAGAGTACAGGTAACAATTGGTGGCAAGAGCTTCTATGTTGATTATACTTCGGACAATGGAGTGGCGCACAAGAGAGATCATTACAAGGATATTTCCGGAAGCGATACTGATAAATGGTCTGCACCAGAAACAGCAACGCCACTTGATGACCTTATCGAGATTAAACGTGAGTTTGCAAAGAAAACCGGATATTCCCTTGCACGTTTTAGCATGAATACAGAAACGTGGGAGATGATTCTTAAGGCAGAAGACACAAAGAAACAGGTGCTTGGAATTACTGCTTACAATGGAGGTATTCGTTTACAGCAGGGGCAGGTTACAGAGTATCTTAGAGGATACGGCATCGAGATTGAAGTTTACGACAAACTTTACATCGACCCGGCAGACGGTGCCACCAAATATTTTATTCCTACAGGAGTTATTTCAGCGCAGGCATCCGGCGTGTACCTTGGAGATTATGTCTTTGGAAAGACACCGGAAGAGAGAAGCGGAAGTTTAACAGACGGAAACCTTTCTATTGTAGAAACCGGTATTTCGGTGTATACATACGCAACAAATCATCCGATCAACACTCATTGCGTTGTGTCAATGATCGGATTGCCTACTTTTGAGGGCATGGACAGCGTTGTTGTCATGAAAGTTGCGTAGGAGGTGCGGTATGATTGCTGAATACACGGTAAAGCGCAATGGAAAATGGTACAAAGCAGGAGATGAAATCCCGGACATTGTTCTGGGAGAGAAATCTTCCGGAGGGTACACCAAGACAGAGATTAACAGAATGAGCACTGCTGATTTACAGGCACTTGCCGCTGAACATGGGATCGAGGGTGCAGAAGAAATCAGTGGAGCGGAACTGAAACGCATTTTGATCGAGCAGTTCGGATTATAGGTAGGGAAGAATGGACGAATATACAACATTAGAGCAGGTCAAAATCAGACTGAAACAATTTCATATTGAAACCGTTACGGATGAAGATGGTGTTACTTCTGATGTTGTCGTGTTCGACCAGAAAGAAGATAATCCTTACATCGAACAGCTTATCAAGCAGGCAAGAAATGAAGTGGTAAGCAAGCGGAATTACCCGGAAAGCTACACGGATGAAAAAATATCCGAAGACTTGAAACAGTTTGAGGATGTAATCGTCAATTTAGCCTTGTACGACCATTCACAGGCAGGAGAAGCCTATATGGCAAGTTATTCAGAAAACGGCGTAAGCCGTAGCTGGAAAGACAGGGAAAGCTTGTTTGTTGGAGTATTTCCGTTTGTAAAAGCATTATAACCGTATGGGATTCCATCTGGTTAGAAGATTGTGCGTTACGTTTTGCCGACGTCGGCAAAACGTAGCAGGCGGCACACATTGAGCGGTGGTGGGCGGTGTGCCATAAAAATGAAAGGCGGTATATGATTTGACGATTGAAATATCAACAGCAATCATTATAAGCGTGCTGTCGCTTGGTTTTTCCGTCTTTATGGGCTTGAAGAGCAACAAAA